GTCAATACCTGCTTTGACGAACGCCAACTCTCGTGCCGCGCTAGACGCTGCGTCTGCTTGCGCTTTCAGTTCAGCATTTTCTGCTTCCAGCTGCCTCATCCGATCGCGTAACGGATTTCTGCCTTCTTGCTCTTCATCGAAGTTGCTGTCCATATGTACACTCCTTTGCCCAATCACCATCCGGAGGCAGATAGTGACGCTGCTATGTCTCCCTTGCGGGGTTCCTGCCCACCGTGGGCATCGGGACAATCATATCACAAGTTATTGTAGTCCGGTGAGTTCTGCGCCTTGACCAGCGAAACGCCCGCCCTGTTCAAACGCCGCTTGACGGCGACGGGCACGCTGACGGAGCCGTTGCTGTGCCGCACCTGACGTACCAAACACGCCAGCAATCTGCTCTTCTTGTGACAAACCAGCCATACCAGCCTGCTGTTCTTCGGTTGTCGCCTGGAACAATTCTTGCGATTGTTCAATGGCTTGGAACCCTTGCTGTGCTTGTTGCTGTGTTATGCCTTGACGTTGTAATTCTTCGGCTTGCGCCAAACTAATATCAACACCGGACTGTTGTGCTTCGCCAGCAATAATTGCTGTCTGTGCTTGTTGTTTCAAACGTTCACGGGATCGTTCGGGGTCAAGGAAGAATTGTGCAAGGTCAGATTCATTGACCCCATACAAACGTTGTAGTTCCGCAACAACTTCAGGGTCAGCGTTACGCACAGCAGAATACCCTTCGTTAATGCGCGCATAGTATTCGTCAGGCGAAACATCGTTAGCAATAAAGTTAGCGATATCAGTTTGGCTATCGTAGAAACCTTCCGGCATACCAGACAAACCACGGTAATAGCGATAAGAATTTTCTAACTCGACATACCGATCCTCGGAATACACGTTCAGTCCTGCTGCTCGGCGTTCCTCGTTACCCCTAAACCGTTCCCGATACACTTCGGTGCCACGAATCCTTGTTTTTAATTGGGCTTCGCTAACAATGTTCTGACGGAACACCAGATCGTAAACAAACTCGTCCAAACCTTGCAGATCGTATTGGCTGAGATAGCTGGCGATGATTTGTTTAGCGGAAACCTGTTCCTCTGTACCTGTCATTGACATGGCTATACCTTCCCAAAGATGTCCGCGATGGTGTTAACAGTTGCATACGCTTTGTCTTTTGCCTGCGAAGTAAACTCGTAGCCGAACGACTCGGTATTACGCAAATAATCTCCCCACTCTTGCAGGTTCATCATGCGTTGCTCACCGCTACCAGCATCAGGCTGATAAGTAATTGCTTTCGCCCAATCAGGACTCGTGAAATCAATTGAATCAGGATTGATCTCTAACGTGTTGGAAGCAATCTCACGATATCCGGCAACCACATCTTCAAACGTGCGACCCGCATCAAACTGATCTGCCAACGCAGGATACATTGTTTTGGCCTGAGCCTGCATGTAAGAATCAAACGTTGAGATTGATTCATCGCCCGTAGCGATACGTTGAACCCAAGAGTTAAACGTCGTATCTGAGGGTTTCACACCATACTTGGTGACAACCTTTTTCATTTCGTCACCGTAATAGCCTTGAACTAAGCCAGCTGTTCCTTCGTCGCCCGTCAACGAAACAGCTTTTTTGCCGATCATGTTGTCAATCGTTGTGTCATTCCAGCCTTCACGCAAACTGCGTGTAGCAATATCAGATATCTGAACTGGGTTCAACCTGACACCCATCTCTAACGCTTTTGCGGCAATCTCGGAAGCACGATTGTCAACATACGTTTGGTAGGTGGCTGGGTCTTGTGCGCTTTCCAAATCCCATTCGCGTGCTGATGCGGTGGTGTTCTGGTACCATTCTGTTGCACGCAGCGCCTGCGTGAACTTTACGCCACCAGGTTCCCAATCATTTTCGTAAGCCTGTTTGATGACTTCTTTGACTTCTTCGTTGCTTGAAATGATTGCCCAGTATTCTGGGAATAGTTGTTCTGCGGCTTCTTGCCAAGACACTGGGATGTCTTCTTCTGCGGCAGGTGCATCTGTTTGTGTTGATGCAGATGTATCTGTTTGTGTTGATGTGGTTCGGGGAGCAGACAAAAACTCTGCCTCAGCCAACGCTTCGTAATCTATATTGTCAGACATCAGACCGCCTTCAACGCTTCAGCGAAACCACCAACATGGCTCGCAAACTTAATACCCATAGCCTCAGTCGGAGCAACATTCTGAGCAAACTGTTCAGCGGCAACACTAATATCTGATGCGGCTGTCGCCACACCCCCCGCTGAAGCCTGCTGTTGCGCCTGAATCTGTTGTTGCTGATATGCCTTAACGAAATCGTTCGCTTCGGTTTCAGTGAAACCACGACCCAACGTTTGATACGCAACACTTTTTGCTACAGCTTTAATATCGTCAGGAGAAGTAACCCTATAGGTAGGTCCTGTTCCCCGTTTTTTTGCGGGGGCGTTACGTCTGTAATCTAAAACTGCTCGATCAAAACTGACACCTGAATCGTTAGCGAACTTGTACAGGTAGGTGTATCCGTCTATATAGTCGTCAATGGTTTCAATGGTGAACCCTGTGTCTCGTAACACATCTGCGATAAGTTCTCTTTGTTCGTCTGAACTGTTGTAGTAGGCGTTGAAACCTTCAACTTTAGGGTCGTAAATGTAACGTTCGCCATTTGCGTCAACAAGAAACTGTCCGTCTAAACCGACAAGTCCGGGTTCGTTTGTTTCGTAGTCGTAACCAGTTCCCCCCGTGCTGATACCAGGCACCCCGATTGTTGTTGGTGTCGGTCGATATCCTATTGGTCTGACACCGGAGTAGTTGGCTCCACGCGACGGCGGTTGGTTAAGTTTGTTTTCGTCTTCTTCGTCAACTGTCAGCGCATTAACGGTGGCCTCCACTATATCCGCTATATCATCGGCAGACAAACCAGAACCAGAACCCTGACCATCAACTTGTTGAGGAAACTTCGTCATGATAACCCTTAACTGTCAATCTCTCTAAATAATACATCGTCCCAAACCATCTGGAAAGACGGATACTGCTGAGTCAAACCAATACCATGCAACAACAACACAGACCGCAAATCAGTGTTCTCATCCGCTGACAAACCAGACCCTCTAGCATCCGCAGCTTCCAACACACGATCACGCATAGCAAAATAACTACGCAACGCAGTACCAACCTCATTATTTTGAGTCACTTCCAAACGAGAAGCCTCTTCCAACTGGGAAATTTTGCGAGGCAACTCGTTGATATCAAACGGGGCGGTCCCATAACCAGGGAAAATTTCGACAAGATTCTCACGGTAGGTTTTCAAATACTCTCTCTGCAACGGATTCGGTTCGTTATCCATAGACGCAAGAACAGACTGATACAAACGGGAACCAACAAAATACTCTGCCGATTCGCGTCGAGCCTCAGGATCTTGCCAACGTTCACGCTGACCGCTTGCGATCTGGCTTTGATACTTAGTGAAATCAATATCGGTACCTAAACGGCCAGCAAAATACGGGTACACGTCAGGAACATTTTTTACGATGTCAGGATTATCTCGTTCCCACTGGTCAAACTGTCTGGTGGCCTGCAAACCATCAATGTTCGTATAGGTTTTTCCAACCATGTAACCGATTGCGTCTTCACCAAAAAACTCTATATATTTCCTTACGGCCGTAGCAGGATCTTCTTCACGCAACAACCCTAACGCCCTAGACAAAACTGCGTTAGAAACATTTCCATTAACCATCGTTGTGATTTCGTCAATGGTTATCTGACCTTCAAACTGGGTGGGAACCATCACCTCAATCTTTGGACGCATCGGCAAAATGAACTGGCCTAGAGCGCGTTGCAGCACCATATGCTGAGCCACCTGAGCAGCATCATCCAAAAGATCGGCGTTCAGTTGCGCCTGTTCATCTGGATCACGAGTCCTTGACGTGTACTTGCCTGTCGCCCACAAAGCGTCATACGCTTGGAGTCTTGCATCAGCCACAAGGCTTGGCGTATTCGGATCACTAGAAATAATGTCAGCCATTTTCTGCGCCCAAGATGGCACAACCAAAGATTCTGCGCTTTGCTCACCGTACGGTGTCATCCACGCATAAATATCTTCAGCTTTCGGAATGACACGTCTTGTTGGCCCCCAACTCAAAAGGGCGGTAGCAGGGATCGTTAGAGCCGGTCCGCCAGAAGGCATCGCAGAAATAGCAACGTTCGCCGTTCTCAGCTGCCCGACAAGCGGAAAATCTAAATCGCTTTCCGCTGCGGCTTGCGAAGTTGAATACCCTAAATATCCGCCTGCCCCACCACCAGCAATCGCTCCAGGCAAACCGAGCATCGCTCCTCCGAGTGTTGCGCCAGCCATGCCGTACAACAAACTTGCTACGGTTTCACTACCCAACAGGCCGGTAGGATACGCATAAGACCACTGCCCTGTTGTTGGATCTCGATAAAAATATCCTTGACCGTCTTGATCTGGGTCTGCTTGTGCTAAACCTTCAAAGCCGTTGTACAAGCGTTTAGTTTCGTTGGGTTGCGACAACAACAATCGGGGCCAACGCGTCACACCGTCCTTAAAAGCGTTAGCGAACGGTTCAAGAACACTTAACGCAACAGCAAGATTACTTTGCTCTGTAGCGTTATACAGAACGGACGCTGCGTTATCTGCCGCAAAACCTCTAGCAACAGCATCAATTTCTTCAAAAGTTCGTGAACCGGTGGCTGGGACAGTTCCGTCAGCGTAACCAACAATACGATCCCATGTTTCTTTTGAACCGATCCATCTGCCAGCGCGTGCGTCAGTGAACTTAACTTTGTTATCAGCCATCGCTTTTTTAATGTTGTCAACGATTTTGGCTGCTTCGTCCTGATCTAGTTGAGGCAACAGAAGGTCTATGCCTTCGTGGTAAAACTTTCTCCAAACAACAGAACGGTTCAACGTCTTGTCCGGTCGAGTCAAAATGTTTGCAAACAGTCGTCGAGTGAAATTATCCCACGACCGCAACACAGCTTTTTGTGATTCGGGTGCTTTGGTTACTACGTTTGTAGTTCTGTTAACTCGCCCTTTAACCCACATCGGAAACGCATCAGGCGTGGTTTCCAAAATTTCTTTGACAACATCAATGAATTCGTCAGAATAATCTGCTACTGCTTCAGGACCAAACAAACCTTGCTGCAATCTTGTGAACGCGTTGACTTCTTCCGTTGCGCCAGTAGGTAGGAACTTGCCAAAATCGCCACCATTCTTAACAATGTCAACGAGTCGTGAGTCACCCACAGTGAACCTGCGGAACCGTTGCACAAAATAATCTTCAATGATGCCAACAGCGTTACTGCGAATTATGTTGCCGTTCTGGTCAAAAATTTTAAACGAACCTTTTTGAGATTGGCCTCCAAGATCAAGGAAACCTTCTCCGGCTTTGCGGGATTCAAAATCTTTTAAGGCAGATAAAATCCTTCTGTCACCGGCCTGAGCCATGTCAACAATTTGTTGCGGGGTGTTGCCTTCTGCAATTAAACGGGTGATGCGGTCGTTTGAAATCAAGTGGATATTGTCTGCAACATGGCGAACATAAAATTCTGCTTCTCTTCGAGCCGGTCGCCATGCTCCTGCCGCATACGTTGCTTTTTCTAGCACACCAGGATCTAAGTCTTTTGTAAGACCACCTTCGACAAATTCAACAGCGTCTTTGAAAGTTTCGCTAATCACTTTGTCGGCTTCTGCTTTGTTGCGAAACGTACCTAGTACATCGCTCCATTGTTCGCCGGTGACTGAACCTTTGTATTTGCCGACACGTTTGCGTCGAAACAGCAACGCCGAAGCAAGTTCAACAGGGTGAAACACCCCTGTTCTAATTCCCGGCGCAAAACTTTGGGCAAACAAACCTTCGTTTGCAATTCGCCAACCGTAACCACCCGAACCAAGAGCTGCACGTTTGAACACTTTGTTGTGAACAAAGTCCATTGCCGCAACGGGGAGCCGTGGTTTACCTAACTCTGTTAACGCATTAGGCAACGGAGGGTTAGTGATTGTTTTCCCAGCTTTGTTAACCCCCGCCCTGCTGAACATCCAGTTGTACGGTTTCGTTAAACGCTGTACTGCTCTAGGGTCAGGCATCTGAATCTTGTAACGTGCATGTTCTGAATCTAGCCAGCCCCGCTTTTTTGAACGAGTAGACATTGTGCCTGGAACAAGTTTGCCTGTTTCGTCTTGGAAAAAATAGCGTGTGGCGACAGCATTGTAAATGTCGCCCAGACCGCTGTCGTCCAAAGCGTTGAAGGCGTTCATCTCGTCGCCTTCTTTAATGCCACGCTCAAACACCTCTTCAGCAAATGCGCGTGGAACCCCAAACTTTTCCACAGCATCAGCAAAAATAGTTTTGAATTCGGTGATTGAATCCTTGATATCGCCTTTGTTATCCAACAAGGCATTAGTCAAACGGTTCAATACTGGGTTGCGTTCAGCAGGAGAACTGTAAACAATCTTCAGCCAATCCTCTGCATTTTTGACAGTTTCAGTAATTTCGGCATCGTTAGCGAAACCGAGAACCAGATTTCGTGACGGCGCACGGGTCAACTTTCTTTCAACAGACAGATACCGAGAAACAGGATTTCTCAAAACTGACGCTTTAACGTTGCTCCAGTTAGACCAATCCATTTCAGAAACATTCATCGCGCCACGCTCGGCACCCAACACTCTTTCAAGTGTCACCAATGCTTCAGTTTCATTTGTTGTTTGAACCAGATCGTTCCACACACGGGCGTTGGCGTTCGGCAACAAACGTCGAGCATCAGAAATGTCTTTGATGCCAGCAACGTTCCTAACTAGACGTTGCCCGTCGCCAGAAGCCAGCCACCCAGAAACTTTCTCAGGTCGCACAAACGGGGTCACCCCATTCGTCAATCCGAACGTTTGTCGCAGCGAACCTTTAGTCGCGCTAGAAACCGCACCAGTTGCACCTTTAACCGCACTTTTAGCCGCTGGGACTCCAGTAGGCGCAGTCATTACCAATGTTGCGTCAACAAGACCAGACACATTGTTGTACTGTTCTGAGCCGGGACGAGCAAACGCTGTTCCAAGAATTCGACCAGGGGTCATGCCAACAATGTCAAAACCTGCGCCGCCAGGAGCGTTAGGGTTGGGGACTTGAATTGCGCCACGATAATCTTTCGCTGCTTCTGCTTGCGCTAATCGTGCTTCACCTTCAATAAAAAAACCGCTGCCGGTATCTTTCCCTGACAAAAGTTGGTAAAGGTCGGTGGTTGCAAGAATTGCTCTAGGGTCCCACCACGACGCTGTGGGGCGATAAGCCGTTGTCTTTGTTCCATCAGGACTTTCTAACGTCCATGTTGCTTTGTCCATGTCGCCGGGACGTACAACTTCTTGCGGTAAACGTGTTTCAACGTTTGTCAATAGTTGTTCAACGGTACTTAGCCCAGCAATAGTGGTTCGGCTTGCCCCTTTGAGGCCGCCGTACAATGGATCTTTAACATACTTAGAGAACCAACCTCTCTCATCGGGTGATTCTGCACCGCCACCACCAGCACCGCCACCTACGCCACGATTCTGTTGCGCCATATTCTGGGCGTTTAAAATTGCTTTGTTTTGAAAATCTTGGACAAACCCGAAAGCTTCGTCCTCGGTCATCACACCAGAAACCATCGCTTGTGACGCTGCAAGCAAAACGTCTGCCTGAACACTGGGGAACGCAACGTTCATATCTGCAATCACATCTGACAGTTCTTGCCCGTTTGATGATGCAAGTTCAGAACGTATCTGTGCTTGACGACCACCGACATCGGCAATCTCCGCAAGCATCTGCTCTTCTTCGTCAGGCGTATAGAAAGGACGCGCCATTATCGACCCTGTTCTAACATCTGATTGATGATTGACCTTAACCCATCGTTCGGAAACATATTGTGCAACGCAATCAAACGTTCCAGCGTGTCATCAGATGGAATCATCCGCCCACGAACACGTTGATCCATCGCTGACGGACCCGGACCGAAGTTGGCTCCAGCAGTCAAAGGTTCGTTCGGTCGTTCAGTAGGACGATTAAAAGTTTTTGCTCCGGGGCGAGGTGCCTGTGCTGCGGCAGCTTGTCCTTGTAAAGTGGCCGGTGATGTACCCGGCCTTACCGCTTGCTGTGATGCTTCTTGTGCTGCGCCCTCACCATAGGTTTGTCCAGTGAAACGAGCAGTAGACGTAGCAGAATTACGAAGATCAGAACGATTAGGATAATCGGCCATTGTCAGCCTCCGAGTTGTGCGAGTAGAGCTTCAATACCGCCAGCACCCTGCTCAGGTGGTGGAGCCATCGGTGCCTCAGCACCCATCCCTGGCATAGCCAAACCAGGCATACCTTCAGGTGCGCCAGCCGGAACTTCCGCTGCTTGACGTTCACGGGCTTCCTCATCAACTTCTTTAACAGCGTCAAACAACGATTTCTTTTCCAACATCACTTTCTTAGTGAGCGATGCTAGATCGGCAGGCTGGTACGGACCTTCTGGGTTAGCGGCCTGCTGCTGGATGGATGCCAACAACGCTGCCTCAATTCCTTCGGCGGTGATGCGATCACGCTCTAGTTCTGGATCGCTAATCATCGGATCGGCTTCACGGGCAGATTCTTTTGACATCATGCCAGTACCCATACGCTGACCCAAACCGATAATCAGGTTGTTAACATCGGAACCAGAAGCCGAATACGAAACGTAGTGGAAATCGGTTTCCCAAATTTTGTTCGGGGTGTAATCAACTTTGCCGGACTGTGCGCGCCCCGGCATAAAGAATGATTTGGGTTGCGAACCGAAATAAGCTTTCTCGATTGCGATAGCAACCTTGTCTTCTTCCAGCAGAGAAGATGCAAACAGGTCTTGTGCTTCCTGCACTCGGTAGTCCACAACTGCTGACAGCACGTTTTCGCCACGGCGACCTGTACGAATGTTTGTGCCAGATTCGCCACCGAACTCTGCTGGGATTGCACCTTCCAAACGTTCCTGCCGTTCAATGCGGTCAAGAGCCGTATCGGTTTTGTAGCCGGGGTTGACCTGCTGGATCTGTAGGTCGCCACCTTTGATAATGCCCAGCTCGCCACGCTTACCGTCAGCCAACGCAATAATTTCAGGGTTCTCACCGGGGCGGGCAACCAGATATTCGTCTGGAAAAATGCCTCGCTCAATAGCGATTTCTGTTAATGCTTGTAGACGCGCACGGGTGTAAAACATTCCGAGCATGTCATCAAACTGTCCTCGTGGTGTGTCAAGCGTGATGCGTTGCGGGATAATTACCAGCGGGCAACCGGCACGGTTAACGATGCGCTCCAGTTCAAGCACTTCCATACCAGCACGTTCCATGTAGTTCAGCGACGGATCATCCTCTGCGCCCAGCACACCAACCACAATTTCGTTCTCGCAAACATATTCCAGCAACGTAAACTGGGTGTCTGGTTCTGGTCGGCCAACCCGTAGACGGCCATCAACCTGCGGACCGTACATTTGGATGAGCCACGAGTACGGTTTGCGATAGGTAAAGATCACGTTCTCTGGGACAGGGTTGTCTGGATCTTCGTTCGGTGACGGGTAGGTGTCAAGCGGGTTACGCAAATGCCATTTCGGTGCGTTCGTACGGAAACACGGCTTCACTACGACAGGTGACATTGAGTAGCCGAGCAGATGGCGGGCGCGTCGCCGGAGCTTCATGTTCATCCGGTTCTGATCCCACATCGCCAACATTGCTTTGTGGCGCAGCGAAGCCAAATCTTTAGAACGTTCCGAACCTTCCTTCATTGGAGGAAAGTACGGGTGTGGCATTGTGGATGCAACACGCATCGACATTTGGTCAAGGCCAACAGACAGCAAGTTGGCGACAGATGCTTTAGCGTTCTTGTCTAGTTCGTTCAACGGAACGATCACGTCGCCTTTAGCAAGTTCACGCACCTTCAACATTTGGTCGTGGACTGGACCCAGTATCCGGCGACGATGATTGTACATCGCTACAATTTCTTCGATAGTCCTCACGCGCACTCCAAGATAGTTGACAGTCTTACGCTAAGGATACCATTATCCGCAGCAGTGATGCTTCAATCCGCAGTGCGGGCATCGCCAACGGGTTGCCACCGGGTCAAACTGTTTAGAACAGTTTTCGCAAATCAATTTAACAACTAATAATTAGTTGCAAATTTGATTAGCGGCCACGTCGGTTGCGAGGAATCTTCACCATAGCGCGAACGAAATCCAAATTTGGATGTGAATAGGTTTCTGCCGCTGTGCGTGAAGGATTTAATCGGGTGGTGCCTCGGACGCGTGCATCAGCCGCAGTCATGGCTCGCTCGCGACTTGACCGAGTTGTGCGTCCAGACCCGCGACCAGATGTATACGGATTTTTGTTTTTTGGCATTCTACCTTTTGGCATTGGTATTCCTTTGTTCGTAACCTTGACACAGTATAGCACTACGCATCAATAAGAAAGGAAGGTCGCCACATGCGAGGTGGACGTTTAGGTTCCGTCAACTTCGGGGCGTGCAACAACATAAACCACAACGCCATTGCCAAGTCAGTCCCCTTCTTCTTGTCACGAGTCCAAGTTTCCAACTCTTGCACCAACGCCAACGTTTTCCAGTTCTCCGACATGCGAGGCAACCGCAACGAACCTGACCTGACAACCGGAGGAATCAACGCTTCCAAACCAAAGTTCTCATCCAGCTTGTTGCGTGACGTGGTATGCGGGATTACCAGCACCTGTCGTAACGCCTGCCAACGTCGCACAAAATCGTGTGCCAACAAAAACCGTTGCGCTGCGTTAATCTCAACAACAATATGTGACACCGGATACCCCATGTCCTCGGCACGATCACACCAGTCGTCAAGAATTCCGGTATATCGGCCAGTAGACATATCGTAACCGAGCAGGTCTTCTGCTGTAAGTTTGGTGCGTTCGATATCGACAACGTGATACAAACCGAGATCGGGCTGATAGATAGTCCAAATAACCCCCCAAAAGTTTGCTGGCGAAGGGTCAACCGAAATGATTGACACCCACGGCGGTTTCAACCCACGAATAATGTTTCCCGGGAAACGGTCACGGTCAATGCAACCCGGATATTCCACACCGTCTGATGCGATACCGCCAATCAACTGTGGGCGTTCCACAAGCTGATAATCCAAATCTATGTCTTCCTGCTGGTAGACAACACGAAACTTTTGTGGCTGGTTGTATCGGACAAACGACAGGTCTTTCCACGGTAAACGCACCGGATCAAGCAACGGTCCTTCCGGCCATGCCGGTGCATCCTTACGGCGGGACTGTTTACCGGTGTCCAACTCTTCGTAATACGCTTTGTAAATCAGGTGATGGTACTTCGGTATGCGTACTGGGTCAGCCAAAGAGTCTTCTGCGGTTGCATCCTCGCCGTCATCCTCTTCAATGTCGTCGTACGTCACTTTGTCTAAACAATGTTTGTACAAGTCGCCGGGGCCGAGCCTCTGACCGATCACATTCACCAGCCCGCCAGGGTCACAGCGTGCCTCAGCCATAGAATCCCAGCGTTCCAGTAGCCGGTCACGGGCAACAGATTCTTTAGCGTTTTCCGGTGAGGCCACATCGTCAAACAAGCACAGGTCGGCACGGTGACCGATGAACTCTGAGTCGATACCGTACGCAGAAACGGTGGGTTCTTTGTTGTCTAGCCCGCCAGGAATGAACTGTTCCACCACAAATTCTTCTGCACGCCACAACGAACCGGAAGCTAACGGTTTGAACCTGCCGTAGTCTTGGGCGAGGCAGCCTTCTGCGTCTACCGCCAGCCCTTTCTTCACTTGTTCTGGGTCAACAGTCAAAGCGACAGGCCGTTCAAGGGTTTCACGGATACGTCGAGAGTATTGTTTTGCTAGTGTTTGCGAGATCGAGCCGATAAGGACTCGGATCGCACGGTTCCTTACGATGCACCAGACTGCTACGTCGTGAAAAAGCGTGGATTTTCCGGCACCGGGTGGACAGTTGAGTACCAGAAATTCTTTTTCTTCGGATTCTAGGTGTTGAACAATTTTGTATGCTGCGTCTACCTGCCAGGGTGACGGGACTCGACCTAGATAGACGCGCCGGAAGTAGTCAAAGTCGTCCCAGCCTCGTTTTGCTCGTTCGTTCAGACGCTCATATGGGATGACTGGTGGCAGGTCACCGGCTTCGTCAATGACAGATCGTAGTTCTCGGCGTTCCCTACCAGAGTTTGCGTTCGCTTTTTTAACTCCGAGGTCTGCGGCAGCTTGATCGGCTTCAATTTTGCGGCGTTTCGCATCCCATTTTTGGCCGGTGTTGTAATGGATGCCCGCAATTTTGCAGGCTTCTTTGATGGAGATACCTGCTGCACGGGCTTGCCAGAAACGGGCTTTGTCTTCTAACGGTACGTTGCGTCTACCTGACCGGTCTGTTCCTGACATCCATCACATGATACACGGAGAGCAGGCCGTACGCCGCTTTATTTTTTAGGAGGTGGGTGAACGACCCGCTCTATCCGTGCAATACATAACTCGAACCCCTCCGAGTTGCAGAAAGCATACCACAGGTGCTACAGTGAACACAACCGTTCAACACGGTTGCTGTAGGAGGCAAAATGCAATACGAAATCAGTGCAACAGACTACTTTGCGATCATCCCCGAAAAAGTCCTGTACGCAGACATCAGTCACATCTCGGTACGCATCTACGGAGTGTTACGCAGACACGCAGACCAAACAGGAAGCTGCCACCCCGGACGGGCAAGAATAGCGAAACTCGCACACACAAGCGCAAGTTCAGTAGACCGAGCCATACAAGAACTCGTCGAACACGGCTTCATCACCGTCCACCACAGACGCAACCCCGACAATCCACAACAAATGCTGTCAAACAGGTACGTTATCCACAGCACCCCTCCCGCCCATGACCATACCCCTCCCGTGGGTGATGATACCCCCCTCCCGCTGGTGACGACACCCCCTCCCGCCAGTGACGAAGTAACCATAGCCATAGAACCAAAGCCAATAAACCACTTCGAGGAATGGTGGAACACCTACCCGAAACGGGTCAACCGCAAAGCCGCACAAAAAGCATGGAAAACAGCAACCAAAACAACCAGCCCACAAGCAATCATTGAAGCAACACGCCAACAAATCGCAACAACAGGCAGCCCACTATCAAGAGAAGACATCTACATCCCGATGCCATCCTCCTGGCTCAACGCAGGAAGCCACCTCGACCAATACGGAACCACAGAACCAGCCAGACCATACGACCAACCAACACCCCATCACTGCAACAGATGCGACAGCACCGGACACATCACAAAAACAGATGAAAAAGGCTACTCATACGCACACCCATGCCCAAACTGCAATGATATAATCTAACCACCGGGCCACGCAGCCCGCTCAGGTCGTACCCTCGTTGCACAGGGCGGGACGCAACCCACGGAAACGTGGTCGATCTCTCATGCGTAAACGACGATCCCATAGGAACTCTCGCTAAGGCAGGAAGACGAGAGAAGCACGAA